CGACTCTATGTCTGGGCCTAGCAACAGCATCGGATACCTGACTACCGCGGCCACCAAGGAACGGATGCTGTCCTACATGAAGGACTACTTCGAGCGCGGGATGATGAATGTCTACAGCATGGAACTCATCGAGGAGATGAAGACCATCATCAGGGAAGGAGGCAGCATCGAAGCATCAGGCAGAAACAAAGACGACCGTGTAATCGCCTCTGCGCTCGCCTGCGTGGCCTATGCAGAGCAGGTACAGCCCCGACTCATCATGAACAGCGTTACCCGCGACGGTAACCGCGCTAAAGACACCATCACGCCAGAACTGGCATCCATGAACCGCAACGTTTCTGACTATCTCAAGAAGGTGGGACTTCTCAATGCAGGCTGACAAATTCAATCTCTACAAACAACTGGCTCTGAACACTGTCTACTCAGAACCAGAAGAAGGCAACTTTCATTCCCAACTGATTCCGCAGATGGTCAATCACTACATCCCTCTGATGAATCTGGACAAGAAAGCCAGAATTCTGGATATTGGATGCGGTCAGGGACTGTTTATTCAGGAAATGGCAAAGCTAGGCTATGACGACTGCACTGGGGTCACGCTCTCCCCTGAAGACGCTTCTGCCTGCCAGAACAAGGCTATGGACGTTGTGAAAGCAGACTTCTCAGACTTGGAGTTCTCTGCAGACGGCTCTGTAGACCTCATCTGGTGTCGTCACGCCCTAGAGCACTCTCCTTACCCTCTGTTTACCTTGTTCGAGTTCAACAGGGCGCTCAAGAAGGGCGGCAAGGTGTACGTGGAAGTACCAGCCCCTGACTGCGAGCGAGGGCATGAGTTCAACGACAACCACTACAGCATCCTAGGGCTAAATATGTGGGTGTCGCTTTTCAATAAAGCAGGTTTGCAGCCAGAACTGGTCGATAAGTTTGAGTTCAACCTTCAGGCAGACGGTAAAGAAATCCCTGAAAGCTATCTGATCTTCATTTTGGAGAAAACCCGTGGAATACACGAAACAGGAACTGCTGCGTCAGGTCAACAGGTTTCTAACTGACAGGAAAAGGGGCATTTCGATTGAACAGTTTGCTGAACTGTGCGGTCTGGACAAATCCCTGATCCAAAGCGTCTTTGTTTCGCAGACTATGCCCATGACAGAAAGGACTCAGGTACGTGTAACCAGAGCTTTTAACGAATGGATGTCTGGAAATGTGAGAATCATGTACTCACATGCCAAAGGCACGTATGTAGAGTACAGAAAGCAGTCAAAAGTACCCCTGATGCCCCATTACGGCATAAAAGTAACCCCTGATGGCATCAAAATGGACATCAGGATGAAAAACAGACACTACTACGGGGATAACACCCTAGATGAAGCACTTGGAGGCTGAAATGTCCGTTCTGCACGACTACTACTGCACTAAACACGGTATTTTTGAGGCTAGGGAAGCAAAATGCCCTATGAAGCACTGCGAAGGCGAGATTTCCCTCGTTTTCCTCAAGCCGGTGGGCCTAAAGAGCGATTCCACCAAACAAGCAGACACAACCCTTGCTGGACTTGCCAAAGATTTCGGGATGACCGACATCAAGAGCACCCGGGAAGGGGAGCACCAGACCGGATACCTCACCCGCAATAACATCGAGACTCCTGCAGACCGTGCCAAACGTGAGGCAGAAGAAAGCCAAAACCGTCCGGGTCAGAATGCGATCTGGGGAGATGCGGGGATGCGCGGGCTGAACATGAGCAGTATCATTGCAGGACGGGCTGTCCAGTCCGTGCGTGGCGAGTCTGTGGGGATCAACCCCAAAGACGCAGGCGTCACGCAAGGGCCGCGTGCCAGTGTTGTGATGAATGACCACGAGAATCTGCAAATCAAATGAGAATCCCAACTAACCCGGATGACCGAGAGTTCTTCTATCTCGACTTGATTCGCAAGTGTCAGGTCAGCCAAAACGAACGCAAAGGGGATTACAACACCTTGCGATCCTTCTACTTGTTTGGCGCAGGGCCAGACGAATCACCCGCTCTGTACAACAAGATCCATCCTCACATCGACCAACTCACCTCGTTCCTGTACTCGGCAGAGACGACTCGCTTCTCCATCACCCTTGGCGCTGCAGTCAACCCAGCAGAGCACAAGAAGACTCCGGTGCTTACCCGGGCGCTAAACGATGAGTGGGTCAACTCCAATGCAGACCAAGTGTTCTCGACCGCTGCTAGCTGGTCTTTGGTCTACAACACCACCTACGTCAAACTGATCTGGAACAAGGGTCTGCACCCCTACATGGTCGATCCTCACAGCGTAGGCGTGCTGCGGGAAGACATTCCGTACACCGATCGTCAAGAAGCAATCTGCCACACCTACTACATCACCAAGTCCGACCTGTACTCGCGCCTGTACGCCCATCCCAAACGGGATCAGCTGGTCAAGCGCATCACCGCTGCCGAGCACGACCCCACTGATACCACTACAGGTTTGGATCGGGTCATCATGTCTCAGGTCAACCCGACCATGTACGGCAACGTCAATCTGGACTTGAACGGAGTGAACCGCTACAAGCCCCAAGTTGCAGAAGAAACGATCGAGATGACCGAACTGTGGGTCTGGAACGATGAGATTGAGGACTATCAGGTGGTCACGAAAGCAGACCCCGATGTCATCATTTACGACAGGCCCGGTGAGTCCGTATTCCTCAAGGGTGAACTGCCCTTCGTGCAGATCTGCCCCAATCCGCTGTACGACTACTACTGGGGCGAATCAGAAGTTGGCCGTTTGATCTTCCTGCAGCAACTCAGGAACAAACGGATGACGGAGATCTTAGATCTGCTCTCCAGACAGGTAAACCCGCCAACAGCCCTGACAGGCTTTGTAGGCATTCTGGATGAGAAGAACTTCGCCCTTAACCGTCCAGGAGGTCTGCTGGCAACTGACATGCCAAACGCAAAGGTCGAGCGTCTGGCTCCGGTCATGCCTCAAGACTTGTTCCGCGAGATCCGCGAGATCGACGGGATGTTCGAGGAAGCGTCCGGCATCGTTAACGTGCTGCAGGGCAAGGGCGAGGCTGGAGTGCGCTCGTCAGGTCACGCAAGCCAGTTGGCCCGTCTGGGATCGTCCAGAGCCAAGAAGCGTGCCCTAGTGATCGAGGATAGTCTCGAGAAGCTCTCTACGCTGTATCTGAAGTGTCTGCAAGCCTATGACGACACTCACTTCTCAGATGAAGATGGCAACAAGTTCATAGCAGAGCAGTTCACCAAGGACTATGTGGTGAAGGTGGATGCACACTCTAACAGCCCGATCTTTATGGAAGATCTGCGAGCACTGGCGTTCAATCTATTCAAGGCTCAGGTCATCGACAAAGAGTCGCTGCTTGACTTGCTTGACCCGCCGATGAAGCAATTGCTCAAGGACAGGCTTAAAAAGCTAGAGGCCAAGCAGGCACAAGCCGCCCAAGCCGAGCAACAGGCCAAACAGCAGGCAAGTCAGGAAGTACAACAAAAACCTGAACCCGGCTCTCAGCAGCCGCCACAACTGAAGGTGATGTGATGAATTCAGGACAACCCCCTGTAAGCAGAGCAGATCAGCCGAGAATAAGTGCAGGTCAGATCTCACGCGGAGAAAAGAGCCCCGCGTTGACTTACCGTGCCCCCAGTGTTAAAAACTACACAGGCGACAAACGTAGTCAACGTGACTATACCCGCCGCTAGGAGTGATTATGTATCGCAAAGCAAAGCGCGGTCGCAAGACTCGCCGGTAAGTTACCCGAGAGGGTAAATGGGTATGGCTGCTTTCCCGAGAAATAGTGGCCGCTTGCCAACTTGGAGAACCAACGTGATGGCTCGCAAAGCTCGCAAAGGCCGTAAAGGCCGCAAGTAATCCTCTGGGATTCCGCTCCGGGGGGCGGCGGGGAAAGCCCCCCACTTACTTGACAATCGGTTAAATACTCAGTAAAAACCGCTTTAATGATGGAGCGGCTATGAGTGTACCTACCGACAAGCTGATGGAAATGATGCGCGGCCAACAACCGCAAGTCGAATCATCTGCTGGCGCAATGCCAGAAGAAGAAGCCGCGCCAGCGGCGGCACCGATGTCTACTCCCGAACCCAAGATGGGTAACCAAGAAGCCGCCAGGATTAACCTGAGCATGGCGCTTGATCTGCTAGAGCAGTCTTTGCCTGCATTTGGCAGCGGGTCGGAAGAAGGTCAAAAGGTTCTGTCTGCGCTACGCACCATCAACGCGGTGCTCGGCCCACGCAAGAACAAAACAAACGAACTACAGCAGTCTGAGATTCTTCAGATGTTGCAGTCTCTCCCGCAGGCAGGCGGTATGTCTCCCGAAGGTCGGGCGATGGCTGCTGCGCCTACCCCCGGTATGCCGCCTGCTGGTGGCGCACAACCTCCGATGTAAGGACTAACATGGATCTGTTTAAGCCCCGTGGCGCTTCCACGACTCGCCGTCCTACTGACAACAATCAGATGAACGGCCAGATTTACAACACGCCTCGCTACGCTACTCTGGGCGGTCTGACCGGCCCGGGCAAGCTGAGCAAGAACAAAATGGCTGTTACTAAACCCGGCGATGGCCGCAAGGTAATCTAATATGTCACTCGAAAATCTTTCTATGGATGCTCGTGATGAGTTGGCCGCACTGGCTCAAACTCTGGCTGAGAATCCCAAGACCCGGCGCGATTTTCTGCGGATGACCAAACAAGTAAAGCCGGATCTGCCTATTCCCGAACTGGACATCGAAGACTACACGCATCACGCTGTTTCTAAATCAGAAGAGCGCGTGCAGCAACTTGAGGCCAAGCTGGCTGAGAAAGATGCCAAAGAGGAACTGGATCGTCGTCGGCAATCGCTGATGAAACGCGGTCTTATCGATTCTGAAGATGATATTCAGGAAGTGGAAAAGGTTATGCTAGAAAAAGGCATCACCAGTCACGAAACTGCGGCTGAATATCATCAGTGGATGAAGGAAGCGGCCAAGCCGACTCCTAGCGGCTACAACCCGCAAGTCATTCAAAAGTTTGATCTTACGCAGTATTGGAAAAATCCTGTGTCCGCTGCTCGCAATGAGGCGGCTAAGGCTCTCAACGATCTGCGGAAGCGGAACCGTCCTATCGGTCTGTAACGTAGAAAACTCTCGGAGATATTACTATGCCTATTGGCGGCGGTATTATCCCGGCAACCGGTAGCACTCAGTACACAGAACTGACCTACGTTACCCGCCGGGCTTTCATTCCTAAACTCGTTGTCCAGATCTACAACTCGACTCCTTTGATGGCGGCTTTGATCGCCAACTCTCAACAGGCGTCGGGCGGTGTGTCTTCTGTGACCGTGCCCGTTCAGGGCGCTCAGTTCGTCAACGCTCAATGGTCTGACTACAGCGGCTCGTTTGCACAGCCTGCAGTCCAGCAAGGTGCGTATAACGCTGAGTTCAACCTCAAGCTGATGATCGCTCCCGTGCCTTTCCTTGGCATGGAAGGCGCTGTGCAGAACGATGCAGCCATCATCCCTCTGATCGAAGCTCGCATGAACGATGCGACCAACGTGATGATGGACGCGATGACTTACTCGCTGTACAACAACACGACTAACACTCAGCAGTTCATCGGTCTGCCCGGTGCAATTGATGACGGCACCACGCTGTCAACCTACGGCAACCTGACCCGCTCTGCCTCGGTTAACCCGTGGTGGCGTTCGAAGGTGTACGCGGCTGGCTCGGTCAACCCGACCCGTCAGAACATGCTGCAGTACATCTCCGGTACCGTTAAGAACGGCGCTGAAGTCCCGTCGTTTGGCGTGTGCGGTTTCGGCACCTGGACGCTGCTGGCTCAGGACTACGTTGGTCAAGAGCAGTACGTTATTACCCCCGGTAGCGGTTTCGAAGGTGGCGACGGCCCGTCTGCTGCGTTCCGCGCACTGATGGTCGCTGGCGTGCCGATCTATCCCGATCCGTATTGCCCGGAAGGCGTTGTCTACTTCATCAACACCAACTACCTGTCGCTCTACATCCATGAGCAGGGT